GATGACAGTTTTGAAGCTGTCTATGATGATAGTGAGGAAGTTCGTTATTTTATTGGACCATCACACAACTACTCCAAATAGGTACTTCAATAATCTAAGAGTGTCTTTAGCTTATAAACTGATTGCTCCCTCGTAATAAATAATAATAAAAATTAGATGGGGGAGAGTGAACCCAAATGGCAATAGATAAGGATTTTGTCATAAAAAATGGCATAGAAGTAAACGAAAACTTACTTTATGCAGATGCAGACACAGGAAAAGTTGGTATTGGTACAACCGAAGCTGACAAAAAATTAGTTGTCATCGGTGACGCTGAGGTAAGTTCCAATTTATCTGTTGGGACAACTATTACGGCGGAAAATGGTGTATTCTCAGGTATCCTAACTGCCTATGATGGTTTAGATATCGGTCTTGGTGGTACTTTTGTGTCCGCGAATAAGGCCGATAAAAAGATTGGTATCAACACAACTTCTCCCAGATATACTCTCGATGTCATAGGACCAGTATCGACTGGAACAACTGCAGAATATATTTACGGTGATTTAGAAGTAACAGGAAATATTAAAGCTACAAATGTATTTGGTCAAGTTGCGGCTGGTGGAACTGTAGTATTTGAAGATGTAACAGTATTAAATGTACTTGACGCAAACAACGCGGAAGTTTATACAAAATTTAACATTCAAGAGGCAAATTCTAATACCTTCAGATATCTAACAGCTGGTGATCCTCCTGGAATTGGTTTTACTCAAAACACTGATGATCCAGAACTTTATCTTCAAAGAGCTGCGAAGTACGAATTCCATGTAAGTTCTGCTGGTTTCCCATTCTACATTAAGACACAACCAACAGCTGATCTAAACAATCAGTATAGCGATGGTGTTGTCAATAATGGAGCACAGGTTGGTGTTGTTACCTTCAAGGTTCCATTCAATGCACCAAACAAATTGTACTACCAGGCATCCAACACAGCTGGTATGGGTGGTACAATCTATATCAATAATGACTATAAGGATCTTGAAGTTGGTGTATTAACAGTTACAAAATTCTTAGACAGTAAATTACAAGCCGATTTTGAGAACATTTACGTCTCTGGTATTGGTACAATTAACAATCTGAAGGGTCCTCAGAACTTCAGTGTTAGTGCTGGTATTTTGACTGTTAGACAAGATCAAACAGCGTTGATTGGTGTTTCGACAGGTGCTGATAGGGTATCTGTTCAAGAAAAATCTGATGATGTTTATTATCTAGTTCCATTTACTGAAACTCTAGGTATTGGTTCGAATTATCAAAATTTATATGTTGACTCCCAAGATGTAGATGGACAACTAAAATATAATCCATCAGCAAACACTTTGATTGTTGATAAAGTAAACTCTACATTTACAGGAAACGTCACTGGTGTATCCACTGGTTCGGATAAAGTACGAATAAAAACGGCATTTGATGACGTAGAGAAAAATATAACATTCGTTGATGCAAATGTTGTTGATGAAGATTATGCTCATCTAAAAATTGACTCTCAAAAAAACTTTACATATAACCCATTTTATGATAATTTAACTGTAGGCAGTATAAAAACAGGAGTTGTAAGTGGGGTATCCACTGGTTCGAATAAAGCACTGATAAATACGGCAAATGGAAACGCAGAGAAAAAAATAGTATTCGTTGATCAAGACATTGTTGATGAAGATTATGCTTATCTAAAAATTGACTCTGACAATAAAATTACATATAATCCAGACAAAGATAGACTGACCGTAACCAATATCAAAGGTGCAGGTGATAATATCACTAATCTTAATGGTAGTAATATTACTCAGGGCACGGTTAAGTCTGATAGAATGACAGATGCAACAACATCTGTTGCTGGTGTCGTTCAATTGAATGATACCTATCCACCTGTTGGTACTGCAACTACTATAGCTCCAACGATAAACGTTGTAACACAAGTTTATAATGAAGCGGTCGCAGTAATACCTGCAGGCACTCAGATGTTATTTTGTCAAGCTTCAGCACCGACTGGTTGGACCCAAAACACGAATGAGGGTGATGTCCATAACAAAGCATTGAGAGTTGTCAAAACTGCCGGCGGTGGTGGTGGAGGATCGCAATCTTTCACAAGTGCATTTTCAAAATCCAGATCAGTTCCATTACTTCAACACGCTCACAGTACTACTGTAGGAAATCAAAGTGCTAATCACAATCATAGTGTGACTATATCCGATAATGGCCTTCATGACCATACTTATAATGGTGGTAACCATAATCATGGAGTAACCGACGAAGGTCACAAACACAATCTAAAAGGTGGTGGATCCAGTGACGACGGTGGTCCAACCGTTCCAGGTAGTAACAACACTGGACAAAAACATTCGTCTACCAACAATGCAAAAACTGGTATCAGTATTAATAGTGCAAATATTGGAATCGATATAAAAGGCAATGGAACGCACAAGCACGGTACTACTGTAGGAAACCAAAGTGCTAATCACAAGCATACTGTGACTATAGCTAATGAAGGGACAGCAGGTGCCTCAATGAATTTTGCAGTCAAATATATCGATGTTATTCTTTGTAAAAAGGACTCCTACACTTGATCGGGAGGTAATGTATTGATAGGGGGATGAGGCGTAATTTGAGCCTGAACAATCCCCTGATTTAATGCATGTGTGTATAATTTTTGATTTCTATCATTTGCTGCAACTGTTTCGTTTCTAAAACTTTCTACTGCAACTGTTGTTCCTCTTGTCTTTTGAGCAATTTCAATAGACATCATTGGCATCCATGAAACCGCACAATTCCATTCATCTACTTCTTGTCCACTCTGGGGATCTGTGCCTCTAACCTGAGTATACCAAGCACATTTATGCTGAACACATTTCTTTTTAATTAAAGGACAAAATTCACCATTTTTCATCTTGTTAAATACTGAATGATTTGAAAATATTTATCTGGTCATATTATAAATATAACTAACGGAAGGGAAATCATAGGTAATGTCATTACTTAGGGCTGACAAAATTGCCAATAAGAATAATAACTCGGGTCCTATAATCTGTGGACCTTCGACTGTTAGTGGTAATTTTGTAGTTACGGGAATCGCTACAGTCCTGGGTCTTGGTGTTACAAACAGTATTTTAGTCGGTCAAGCAGTTACAACAAAATATCTTACTGCTTCTAATGGTGCGTCATTATTCAATTCAAATCTGACTGGTATCACTACCGCAGGTATTATAACCCAGGCAACTTACTTCGGTAATGGTGTTAATTTAAGTGGTATTGTAACACAAATTGTTGCAGGAACAGGTATCAACATCTCCCCTAGTGATGGTAAGGGAAGAGTCACAATAAATGCAAACAATGTCCCTAAAGCGGACTTTGCAACAAATGCAGGACTTACAACTGACATCAAAGGTGGTCAGGCTGGTGTTGTAGTATATCAATCTAGTGCAAATAATACAGCATTTACTGCAGTAGGTCAAACTGGTCAAGTTCTTCAGTCAAACCATGCTGGTGCTCCTAGTTGGGTTTCCATTTCACAAATTAATGTAGCATATGCTGATAGTGCAGGTATAGCAACTGACATTAAGGGTGGTTCTGCTGGTAGACTCTTAATTCAAACTGCACCAGACAATACTGATTTCTTACCAGTTGGTCCTTCAGGTAATGTTCTTCTTGCTCAAGGAACGTCTAATCCAATCTATATTGATCCAAAGGCTCAACTTGATGTAAGATATGCAAGACTGGCAGGTATCACTACCAATCTTGACGGTGGTTATATAAGAAATGGAACGACTTTACAAGTAACTGGATTATCAACTTTTGGTAATAATGTTAATATTACTGGAAATTTAGATGTTGATGGACACACTGAACTTGATAACTTAAACGTATCTGGAGTGTCAACTTTCACTGGTTTTGCTACTGCAACTAGTGGAATGGCTGTTAATAATGGTCTTACTGCTAACAGTGCTAAAGTTTCTGATTTAACTGAAAATCGAATTGTAATTGCAGGTGCTAGTGGTGAGTTAGAAGATGATGCAAATTTAACTTTCGATGGTTCAACTCTTTCCGTTGGTGTTGATCTAGATGTAGATGGATATACGGATTTAGATGATTTAGTTGTCACTGGTATTACTACGTTAGGTTTCACAACAGTTGGTACTGAAGGTTTATATGTTTCAGGTATTTCATCTATTGGATCTGGAATTTCGATGTTCCCAACATCGGGTATTGTTAGTGCAGTCGCATTCTACGGTGATGGTTCAAATCTGACAAACGTAAGTGGTGCAGTATCTGTCACAAACATTGTCTACGTTACCGTTGATGGTAATGATGAAAATGATGGTTTCCTTATTTCAAGTGCAAAGAGAACAGTTGGTTCTGCATTGACAATCGCAGATGAAAGCACGGTGATCAAGATTTTTGCTGGTAATTATACTGAAAATAATCCAATCATTCTTCCAGAACAGGTAACTCTTCTGGGTGATAGTTTGAGAGAAGTCTCAATCATTCCTCAAAATCCTGATAAAGACTTAATTTATGTAAGTAATGGTAATTACGTTGAAAACATGTCCTTCACAGGGACATTGGATGAAGGAAAGGCAATTATAGCATTCAACCCAGACAAACCATCATATGTGACACAGGGTCCATACATCAGGAATTGTACAAACTTCATCTCCAATAGTATTGGTATGAAGATTGATGGTAGACATGTCATTGGTGACACGAGAGCAATGAACGTTGACTCTTATACACAACTCAATCAGGGTGGTATTGGTGTTTCGATCTCTAATGAAGGTTATGCTCAGTTAGTTTCTATCTTTACCATTTACAATGACCAAAGTATTGTTTGTATTGATGGTGGACAATGTGATTTAACGAACTCTAACTCATCCTTCGGTAGATTAGGTCTTGTTGCTGATGGTCTTGGACCACAGATATTCATTGGAACTATTACAGAGGCAAAGGCAGCAGAGACAGATATATTTGAAATTGACTGTAGCGTAGATAATTTCTCTATTAGTGGTGCATTATACGATAACGTTACTGGTCTGACGACAATTACGACATCAACTGATCACGGTTTTAATGTCGGAATGTCAGTTACCATGAAGGATATGACCTTCACCTGTGATTCTCAACTTCCAGTAACATCATATAATGTGTCAAATGCAATTTATAATGAAGTAAGTGGTATTATGACTGTTACAACTACAGTCGATAATAACTTCTATGTTGGTGCAAGTGTTACTTTTGCACAATTAACTTTTAACTGTGATTCTGGTAGTGGGGCATCCAATGGAATATTCCCACCTGCACCTGGCGATAACAACGGTGCAGCAAGACATGTATTTGATGTTTTGACAGTTGGCACTTCTACGGAATTTACAGTTAATGTTGGTCCATCTACAATCGCTCACACTTATGTAAGTGGTGGTAATGTAAGTATCAGTACATTTGCACCGTTCCCAAGTGGTGCTTATGGTAATATCTTTACTGTTGACTCAGTAGTGGGTCCGACGACATTTACAGCGTATGTTGGTGCTTCTACATTACCACATACATATGTCAGTGGTGGTGATGTAGAAACTTTTGTCACCAGACCTTACGATGGTCAAGTTGTATATCTGGATGCATTGTATAATTCGATATCTGGTGTAACCATCACAAATGGTGGTTCTGATTCAGAGTATACTAATGCACCAAATGTTACATTCTCGGCACCATCTGAATCCTGGGGTATCACTGCTACTGGTGTCGCAAGATTGACAAATGGAAAAGTATCATCTATTGATATGATTTCAAATGGTAGAGGTTACACTGGCACTCCAACAGTCACAATTGATGGTTCTGCTACTGGTACATGTGACATCTTACCTACATACTATGTGGTAAGTAGTGCTACTCCTATTGTTGGGGGTATCTCTACAGTCACCTTTACCGAAAGGGTACCTTACGCGGTTGGTGTAGGAACAACAGTTCCATTCTTCAAACAGAGTAGAGTACTTGCTTCAAGCCACGCTTTTGAATATATCGGTTCTGGAAATACTGCTTTATCAGCACTCCCACAAAGAGGTGGTGTAGCAATCCCAGAAAATGAGACTACAAGTATCAATGGTGGTCTGGTCATTTATACTTCAACAGACCAGGCAGGTAACTTTAAGATTGGTGATGGTGTTATCATTAATCAGTTGGAGGGTTCAATCTCAGGTGACGCTTATCAAAGATCCCTGTTTGCAAACATTACACCTTACATTCTCGCATTAGGAGGAATAGATTAAAATGGCACTAGCCCTTAATAATTACGAGACAATAACAGCTGTTGTCGGAGTCAATACGGTCGGTATCTACACAGCACCTACTGGATATGACTCTATTGTCCTTCTGGCGCAATGTACAAATATTGGTACTGATACTCAAACCATTACCTTTGCTCACGAGAGAACTGTATCAGGAATCGCAGTCACAACTGAAATATTGAAGGATTTCCCACTTCCTGCAAATGATTCAGCCAATCTTGTTTCTGGTAAACTTGTATTGGAGACAGGTGATTCATTGGTCATCTCATCCAGTAGTAATACTGATGTGAAATTCATATCATCTGTTTTAGAGACACTTAATCAGTAATAACAATGCCAAGATACGGAAGTAACGACCGTCGTAGTCTAAAAATTGGTATAAGTTCTTTTAGTGAAGAGAAGACTTCACTAGAAGTAGTAGGCCGTATCGGTGTTGGTACAGATGCTGCGGCGCAGGATCTGGATGTAAGAGGTACAGTATATGTTTCAAATGATGTAGGAATCGGTACAACGGTTCCTGGTGATGCAGTTACAAACTCCAATACTTCGAAGTTAAGCGTTGGAATAGTTACTGCAAATGAGTATTATGGTTCTGGTCTGGGATTGACTGGAATTACGAGTGCCACTAATGCAACTAACATTTATGGTGGTGACACAGGACAATTATTATATCAGGCACAACCTGGAATCACTTCTGCCTTTGAAAATGGTCAAACAGGTTATGGACTATTTTCGAGGGGTGCGGATCAACCACCACAATGGTTGCCCACTGCTCCTGCAGGAGCTGTTGAAGGTATTTTAGTATTTGATGAAGGTGCTGCAGTTGGTCTTGGTACCACATTTAATGGACTTGACTTTAGAGGACTTCGAGTAGTTGCCGAGGGTGAAAATGGTGGTGGAATTGCCACTATAACAATCAGTAAACAAACTTTTGTTGAATTAGCTGGTATTGCAACCAACGTCATTGGTGGTATTGCATCAGTAACACAACTGAATGTAGATGCAGGTATATCTTCATTCTCAGATTTCAAGATTACATCATTGGCATCTGGTGTAGGTGCGACAGTTGGTGCTTCTGCTGGTGTGGCAACATATTACGGTACTGGTATTGAATTATCGGGTATTGTCACCACAATCACAGCAGGTAATAACATTACCATTGATCAATCCACTGGTAACGTTACAATTAATGCTGCGATCACAAGTGGAGACATCACAGGAGACCACCTGTTTGTTTCAGGTATTTCAACATTAGGTATTATCACTGGAAACGGTGGAAATGCTGAGTCAATTGGTGTCACAACTGCTTATATTGACAAAATTGTAGGTACATCTGCAACCTTTACAACTCTTTCTGCAGACAAGATTGGTGTTGGAACTGATAATCCACTGAATACTTTCCAGGCTGGTCTTGGCAATTCATCATTCACCGTTGTATCAACGGCCACAACCACGATGGTTGGTGTTGGTACTACAAATCCTAAATTTACTTTAGATGTGAAGGGGGATGTCAATATTGATGGTAATATCACATTAAATGATCAACCAATTGCATCCATAGGCTTGATTGTTGCTCTTGGTGGACTTTGATAAATAACTAAAAAGTATTGATACAATGGCGGAGTCATTTACAAATTCACTGACTAGAGCTGCTGGTATTGTGACTACTAGTTCAAGTGGAAGTATTGGAGCTGGTGTCACAATTATCACTGGTATCTCCACTGATGGTATTGCTGTTGGTGATATGGTTCGAAATGTTCACTTTAGGGGTGGTGCTAAAGTTGCTTATATTGATGCTGGTCAAGTAAGACTTGATAAAACTTCCACCAATATCACAGCTGTTAGTTCACAATCTGTGAGTTTCTTAGGTGTGACTACAGCACTTACTGCTGCATCTAAAAGTATTCTTGTAGGTGGAACTTTCTGTAACCTAACAGATGTTACTGTCAAACTTTTTGTTGAGGTTGGATCAGGTGATAGTTTAAGTCTCCTGGCGAATAATATTCCCGTACCACAAGGAAGTTCTTTTGTTATTAGTGATGCAGGTAAAACAATTCTACAAACAAACGAAGAAATAAGAGTTTATTGTGATACTTCGTCCGCCATTGATGTAAATCTGAGTGTTCTTGCAGGAGTGTCCTAATGCTTGGGAATAACGGTTACATTGGAAGAAATCCTGGGGACTCGGCGGTAACTGTTGCTCGTCGAGTTTATAAACCCACAACAGATACAACTGAATTTGATTTTTCGGCAGGATATGACATCGAATATTTTGATGTATATGTCAATGGATTAAAAAAGGTAAGAGGCACTGATTATTCCGCATCCTCAGACAATAAAACTTTTACTCTCACATCTGCAGCGGGAAGTGGTGATGTTGTAGAAGCTGTTGCTTATAAAGCATTTAATGTTACTAGAGATTCAATTGGTCAAGTTGATGGAGAGATATTCTTAGGGGATAACAAGAAAGTACATCTTGGCAATAGTAATGACTTCCAATTTTTCCATGATCCCACCTTTACTCAATTAGATGCTAGTGGAAGCAGTATATCTGGTGGTACAGCTAGTGTCATGCAGGATGATGGTTCAGGTCCACTAGTATTTAAAACAAATGCTGCTGATGGACAGGGTGCATTCCAATTTTTTGATAAACTTTGGCGTCCAAAACTTAAAATATTTTCTGGTCCTACTGAGGGAGTTAACGTTTATCATGGTTCAGATACGAGTAATGCAAAAATATCGACCAGACCTTATGGTGTAAAAGTAACAGGAATAACTAGTTCTACTACATTTTATGCTCAAGGTGCCTCTGGTATTTCGACTTTTAGAGGTAAAGTTTCTCTTGGAAGTTCGGTTTTTGACTCTAATGGGGGTACAGGAACTAATCAACAAGTTCTGATAAGTATTCCTGGTGTAGGTGTTTCTTGGGCCAATAATAGTGGTAGTGGAGGTGGTGCTTCAGATACATTCAAAACCATTTCTGTTGATGGACAAGATGACGTAGTTGCTGATAGTGCAACCGATACTTTAACATTAGTTGCTAGCACAGGCATGACTATCACCACAAATGCAAGTGGTGATAGTATAACTTTTACATCTTCTGGAGGAACAGTTTCTTCAGGAAGTTTTACTGCATCTGCCGGTGTTCCATCTACATTAGAAAGTTATGCTTATGATTCTGCAGAACTTGTATTTGAATATACTGTGTTCGTCAAGAATGGATCTGATTATCAAACTCAAAAGTTACTGGTAATGAGAGATGGAACAACAGTTGATTCAACTCAATATGCAATTATGCATAGTAATGGCCTTTTAGTTCAACTTGATGCCACGATAAGTGGTAGTAATCTTTTACTACGTGCCACACCAGAAACAGGTGTGAGTGG